TGGCGCGAGAACCCGGCCCAGGCCGAAAGCAATCTCGGCAATCCCGCCATCACCAAGCTGCAGGCGTGGCAGGGGCTGAAAGGTTCCTTCAATGCCGTGGAGTTGGCGGAGCGGCTGAACGCGGCCGACGACCCGGCCACAGTCAAATCGCGCGAGGTGGCCAAGGATGCGGCGGAGAAGGAGACCAAGAGCCTGACGCCGCAGGACATGGCCTACAAGCTCGGCACTGGCTGGTACGGCGTCGGCCGACTGACCGGATCGACTCCGGCGGCCCCGTTCGACAGCATCAAGGGCGGCGAGATGGTGGCCGACTACCAGACCACCTATACGAGCTTGCGGACCTATGGCGTCGATGCCGACAAGGCTTCCGATCTGGCGGTGCAGCGGCTGAAATCGACCTGGGAAGTCTCGCAGGCCGCTGGCAACCAAATCATGAAAAACCCGCCAGAAGGCAGTTATCCACAGGTTGACGGCTCCCACGAGTGGATAAAACAGGATTTAACGGCCTGGGTGACGAAACGCGCTGGTGAGGAATTCTCGGCCGGACCGCGCACGCTTGAGGTCGGAATTGGCGGTGTCGTGCAATCCCGGAACTGGAGCGTGGCCGGTATGATCGCCGACGGCCAGACCCAAGCCGAGATCGCTGGCGGGCGTCCGCCGTCCTATCAGGTCGCCATCAAGCGCAAGGACGGTACGCTGGACATCCTGCCCGGCCGGGTGGGTTTCGATCCGGCTGACCACATCAGCAAGTATGGTGCCAAGCTGCAGGCCGCCCAGCAGACGGCGCAGCAGGAGCGCAACTTCAATACCGGGATGCCACTTCCATGAGCGCCATCGACGTTGCCCCGGAAGCCGACTTCGGCTTGCGCACTGAGACCGGGGGGCCGCCCGCGCGCGCCACCGAGACCACCGACGGCGGCGAGGCGCTGTGGGGCGCGGCGTTCCGCCAATCCAACAGCGTCGTTTCCGCGCTGCAATATATGCGGAACTCGGGCCGCTACACGCCGGTGCCGGACTACAACCCGGTCAAGGAGATCAAGGGCTGGGGCAATGACAAATACTTCCTGACCCATGGGCAGGCCTTCGTCGGCTCGCAGTCGCCGGCGGAGACGCTCGCGATCAAGAGCCAGATCGACCAGGAAGAGACGGATCGAAAGACGCTATCTTCCGGCGGGGTGATCGGCTTCGTGGCGCAGATGGGCGCCGGGCTGCTGGATCCCACGCTGCTGTTGCCGGGCGGCGTCGGCGTCGATGCGGTGCGCGGCGGGCTGTCGTTCCAGAAGGCCGCGGTCGAACTCGGCAAGGCCGGCTTCATGCAGACCGTGGCGCAGGAAGCGCTGCTGCAGGCCACCCAGCGCACCCGGCCCTTCGAGGAATCGGCGATCAACGTGGCCTCCGGCACGATGCTGACCGCGCTGATCGGTGGCTCGGCGGCGGCGTATCTCGGCCGGGCAGAGCGGGCGGCGATCGAGGCGAAGCTGCGGGATGACCGGGCGGCGATCAACGCGCACGCAGGGAACCCGGGAACGGGCGAGATGGCCGTGGAAATCCCGGCCAACGAGAACGCACCCGCGGGCACCGGCCAAGCCATGGCCGCCGGCGCGGCAGCGGCCGACACCCGCCAGATCGAACTCGTCCCGTTCGGCCTCTCCGAGATCCCCGGCGTGCGCACGGTGGTGGAGAAGACCTCGCCGATGCAGCGCGGTTTCGGTTCCGAAAGTGTATCCGCCCGGCGAACGTTCGCCGATCTCGGCGAGACCCCGCTGCTGATGAAGCAGAACCTCGAGGGCGAGGCGACCGTGTTCGGCGGCGGTCCGGCGGTTGATCGTGAAGCTCGGTTGATGATCCAGCAGGGGCAAGTGGCCGTCGGCGACGAGATGTCAAATCTTTATTCCGCATACCGTTTCGGCGAGGAGAAGATGGCGCCGCGGATGCAGGGCGCGGTCCGCGACGCGCTGGGGCAGAACCCGGAAGGGAAGATGTCCTATGACGAGTTCAAGGCAGCAGTAACGGACGCCGCGCGAAGCAACGACACCCACGCTATCCCGCAGGTACAGATGGCGGCGCAGACCATTCGGAACAAAGTGTTCGAACCTTGGAAAAAGCGCGCAATCGACATCGGCCTTTTCGGGCCGGACGTCGACGTCAAGACGGCCGACAGCTACGTGCAGCGGCTCTACAACAAGCAGGCCATCGCGGCGAAGCGGCCGGACTTTGTGAACCGCGTGACGGACTGGCTCGAATCCGATCAGACCACCAAGGCGCAGACGCAGGTTCGGATCGAGGGCCTTGCGAAGAAGGTCTCTGACGCCGAGACCAATATCGAATTCTTCACCAAGCAGCTTTCCAAAACGAAAGAGGATGATCTGCTACGCGCCGGCTTCGAGGAAGACCTGACCCGCGCGATGGAGATCGAGCGGGTCTCGCGCAAGCAACTGGAAGAGGAAATCGCAAACTGGCAGGGCAAATCGGTTGCCGAAGCCAAGGCTGCCTTGAAGGCGCGCGCAACAGCGGAAGAGGGCAGGGCGCCGGAAGCCAAGCGGCTCAAGGCGGCGGACAGGGCAGTGGAGAAAGCCGTCAAGCGCATCCTCGAATCTGACCGGGAAATGTCACGCGTTGAATTGGAAGGCCGTGCCAACGAGATCACGGACCGCATCCTCAGTTCTTCGGATGGCCGACTGCCCTATGACCTTGGCATGGGCCACAATACCGCGCACGGAGGCAGCGGCGAGCTCGCGCGCGGCGCGCTGGCGGCCCGGGAGTTCAACATCCCCGACGCCACGATCCGGGACTTCCTCGAAAACGACATCGAGCACATCGTCGCCACGCATCTGAAAACGATGGTGCCTGACGTGCTGCTGACGGAGAAGTTCGGCGACGTCAACATGACCGAGGCCTTCCGCAAGATCAACGACGAGTATGCCGCGCTGTCGAAGGCGGCGGGATCGGAGAAAGAGCGGGTCCGGTTGGAGAAGGAGCGGCAGGGCGTCATCACCGATCTGGCGGCGCAGCGAGATACCATCCGCGGGCTCTACGGTATCGCGCCAGAGGGCCCGCTGCGCAACGTCGCGCGCGCCGTCGGCGTCATCAAGAATTACAACGTGCTGACTTCGATGGGCTCGGCCGCGCTGTCATCTCTCCCGGACATGGCCGGCGTCGTGATGCGTCACGGGCTGGTCAATACGTTCAACGATGCTTGGGTGCCGTTCTTCAACATGCTGACCCGGCAATCCGACGTCTGGCAGGAGGCTGGGCGGCAGTTCCGCGCCATGGGCATCGCGACCGAAATGGCGACGGCCTCGCGCCACCACGCGCTGACCGACACGCTGGACACCTATCATCCGCAGTCCCGCGTCGAAAGGACCATGCAATGGGCAACCGGCAAGTTCCAGTTTGCCAACATGCTGGCGCCGTGGACCGACTTCGCCAAGGTCAACGCCTCGCTGGTCACCAGCTCGGAGATATTGCGCGCGGTGAAGGCGGCAGCGGAAGGGAAGGCGACCGCCCGCCAGATGCGCCAGCTTGGCGAAAGCAGCATCGAACCGCATATGGCGGATCGCATCCACAAGGCATTCGAGGCCGGCGGCGAGATCCGCGACGGTGTGCATCTGCCGAACACTGCCGATTGGACCGACAAGCAAGCCCGCCGCGTGTTCGAGGGGGCGGTCGCGCGTGACGTCGATATCTCGGTGATCACGCCGGGGCTGGAGAAGCCCTTGTGGATGCGCGACCAGGTGCTCGGCGTCATGGGCCAGTTCAAGAGCTTCACCGCGGCCTCGACCGAGCGCATCCTGATCGCCAACCTCCAGCGCCGTGATGCGCAGGTGCTGCAGGGCCTGATGTTCTCGATGGGTCTCGGCATGCTGTCCTACAAGATCGGCAGCCTCACCGGCGGACAGCCGACCAGCGATAAGCCGCAGGACTGGATCAAGGAAGCCATCAGCAAGGGCGGAATTTTGGGATGGTTCGAAGAAGCAAATGCGTTGGCATCGAAGGCCACCCGCGGCGGGGTCGACGTCTACCGTATGATCGGTGCCGATAAGCCGCTGACCCGCTACGCCTCGCGCTCGGCGATGGATCAGATCCTCGGTCCGACCGCGGGCAAGATCGGCGGCATCCTGTCGGTGGCGTCGGCCGCGTCCAAGCCATCGGAGTGGAGCGAGAGCGACAGCAAGGCGCTGCGGCGGCTCGTGGCCGGGCAAAACGTGTTCTATTTGCGCGGCCTTTTCAACCAGGTCGAGGTGGCCGGGAACGACGCTTTCGGCATCGAAATGAAGGTCAAACCGCAGGGGCATTAGTGCGTTGCGAGAAGCCGCCCTGATGCGGCCCATGCTTGCGGATGAAACATATCCGCAGCCTGATCCTCACCCTCGCTCTGTCCGCCGGCCTCGCCCCCGCCTTTGCCCAGGCGCCGCCGCCGGTGCCTGCACTGCCCGACACCGAACGCAGAACCTCCTATGTGATCTCGGCATCGACCTGCGTCTGCGCGGTCGGCTTCCAGCTTTACGGCGACAGCACCGATTATGCGAATTGGCTCGAGGTCTGGATCAACGGCGTCCGGCTGCCGCAGGCCGGCAACTGGACCATCAGCAGTCCGACCGGCTCGCTGGCCACGATTCCGCGCCCGATCACCAATGCGGTGCTGACCTTTACCCAGGCCCAGACCGGCACGGTTCAGATCGTCGGCGCGCGGCGGCCGCGCCGGACCTCGCAGTTTTCGGAAAGCCGTGGCGTCGCCGCGCGCGACCTCAACCAGGTTCTGTCCGACCTGACCGCGCAGCTCCGCGAGAACTGGGACAAGACCAACGACGTGACCGGCCGCGCCGTGATCGCCCCGCCGGGCGAGACGCTGGCGATGCTGCCGATCGCTGCCAACCGGCTGAACCAGGGCGCCTGCTTCGACAATCTCGGCAACCTTGCGCCGTGCGTTTCCGTTCCCAGTTCGACCTTCACGGCGGGCAACGGCATCAATTTTGTCGGCACCAACCCGACGACCATCTCGACCGCGACCTATGCCGCCGGCAACGGCATCAACTTCTCCGGCTCAAACCCGACCACGATCTCGGTCAGCGCCAGCAGCG